CAAGACATGGAGAGTCGGTACGTCGCCGAGCGCGCCCGCGCTCGCCGATGGCGCAGCATCGCCATCGTGGCACTGGGGCTCCTGCTCGGGTCGGTGCTCGGCGCCACCGCGCGCGCCGTGCAGGTCTACGCGGCCTCCCATCACTGCGGGTGTGGCCGATGAAGTTCGACGACTTGCTTATAGCCGGCGAGGTCGATTTCTACGGCGAGCATCGCCAGGCCGGCCACGGCCCGGGAACGGGCGCTGGGGTACCCGGTGGATCCGGTGGAGGCAACGCCATGAATCTACAGGAACGATTCGACGCAGTGTCCGCGGCCATCTTCGGGGAGAAGCAAGCTCTGATTCTGGTGATGCTCCACAAGGGACACCCGTGGGAGACGGAGGAGCCGAAGGGCCGATGGATGGTATCGCGCGGCCGGTACTCGACGAACCGTTACACCGCCCTGGAAGCCGAGGTGCTCCTGGAAGGCCAGGGCAGCGGCGAGGACTACAAGATCAAGAACGACGGCCAGTGGGGCATCGGTGAGACGCCCGAGGGAGCCCTGGAGGACCTGATTCGGAAGCAAATCGCGGCGCAGCGGAACAGCGCCGAGTACCACCGCAGGCACTTAGCCGAGGAGACGGCGAAACTGGAGGCCATCATTGCCGCAGCCCAGCCCTGACCTCGTCGCCGTCTGGTACCGGCGCGTCCCCGACAACATCGAGGACGCCGCCGGCAACCTGCGCTCCGACTTCGCCCGTCGCAACGGCGCGCGCCTGGTGGAGGTCGAAGGCGGAACGCCGGTGTCGAGCGAGCACGATAAGCTGGGTGCCGCGGTCTACCGCTTCAGCCGCAAGGCCAGGCCACACGGCCACGAGCAGCTGCCGCGCCACAAGCTACGGCGAATCGTGCGCCTGCTGGCCGCGGGAACGCCCCACAGGGCCATCGCGGCCAAGGTCCATGTCCAGCTCAGCACCATCACGCGCCTACGCCGTGAGGTGAGACGGTGGAAGGACCCCGACGATGCCGAGTGACGGTCAGGCCAACGTGACCACGGAGACGCAGGATGACGAGGCGTTTTACGAAGCCATGGTGGACGAACTCAAAGTCCTGATGCAGGCCGTGCTGGAAGCCGAGTTCGACGAAACGTACGATGCCGAGTGACCATCGCGCTCCGCCGACCCACGATCCGCTGACCACGCCCTGCCAGTTCTGGGTGCGCCTGGGCGAGACCGAGGACGGCATGGGAGAAAAGCAGTTCTTCAGGCCGATCCGCGTCGTCAACGGTATCGTCGTAAGCTACGCCTGGGAGTTCGACCACGCCGAACCTGTCGACTTCAGCGCCCGACGGGCCGAGAACCTGCGCAGGGTGCTGCGCTACATCATGGGGAAGCCCGAAGAGTAACAGGTGCATCGCCAGCGCCTGGGCGTGGCTGGTAACAGCGATCAGCAGCGAAGGCGCCGAGGCCCCGGGAGACCGTTCAAGCCTGGCCAGAGCGGTAACCCGTCAGGCCGGCGCGGGAAGCTCCAGGAGGTGGAGAAGATGCTGGACGAGGAGCACCGCTCCGTCGACAGCCTCCGCGAGGTGTTCGCGCTGGTGAAGCGAGTAGCCATGGGCGTGGAGCGCGCCGTGTACTACAGGGGAATGAAGGTCGCCGCCGAAGTCGAGTACGACGCCGGATGGATGACCCTCTACCTGAATCGCGTGCTCGGCCCGGTGCGGGAGATCGCCTCTGACGACGAGATCGAAGAGTTGCTCAAGGGGGCGCCCGATCCAGTCCTGAACTGGTGGCAGGCGAACAAGGGCGCGCCGCCGTCATGAACGCCCGGCTGGCGCGGCGGTTCGCGCGCGCCGCCGAGAAGGAAGCCAAGCGCCGCGCCGCCAGCGGCATGGTCGAACTGCTCGCCCGCGTGACGGCGGAAACCCTCGCGCAGGACCACCTGCGCCAGCTCGCCATGGTGCGGGACCGCGAGCCGTACATGATCGTGCTCTGCTCCCGACGCGCGGGGAAGACCTACGGCCTCGCCTGCCTGGCCCTGCTCACCGCGCTGGCCCGCCCGCGGCAGAACATCCTGTACGTGGGCCTCTCGAAGCCCCACGCCCGCAAGTTCCTGTGGAACGAGGTCTGGTGCCCACTACTGGATGGGCTGCGCATCCCGCACAAGCGGAACGAGTCCGACATGACCACGACGTTCCCGAACGGGAGCGTGATGTACGTGAGCGGCACGGACGACGTCCGCCACATCGAAAGCTTCCTCGGCAACCGGCTGGACCTGGCCATCGTGGACGAGTCGCAGAGCCAGACCGACAGCGTCCTGGTGCCGCTGACCACCCGCATCCTGCCGAACGCGCTCCTCGACGACATGGACCACCCGGGGAAGCTGGTCATGGCCGGCACCATCCCCGAGGTGAACGCGGGCCGGTTCATGGAGGTGTGGAACGAGGGGGCGTGGTCGAAGCACAACTGGAGCCGGTTCGAAAACCCGCACCTGAAGAACCAGCCTGCGGCGCTGGTGGCGTTCCTGAAGGCCAACCCGGGCTTGGCCGAGGCCAGCCCCGAGGTGCAGCGCGAATGGTTCGGGCGCTTCGTGTTCGACTCGAACGCCACGGCCTACCGCTACTCGCCCACGCTGAACGGGTACGACGCGACGCCGGCGGCGTGGCTGGAGGCGGCGCGCGCCGAGCTCGAAGCGGCCGGCGTCCCGATCGCCTCCCTGCTCGCGGCGGTTCCGCTGGATGGGATCGAGTACTTCAGCGCCGCCCTGGACCCCGGAGGCCACGACCGGACCGCGCTCGAGGTGACCGGCTGGGGCCGTCGTACGCCGAAGGTCCAGCAGGTGTTCGAGTGGTCCACGCCGCGCAACAAGCTCGCGGGCTGGGATCACATGGGCATCGTCTGCGGCATCGTCCGGAAGCACTTCAACCCGGGCTGGTTCCACTACGACAGCAACAGCGCGAACGAGATGCAGACCTTCAGCGCCGACCACGGGGTGACCGTGCTCCAGGCCGCGAAGAAGTCCGACCTGCCGGGCCAGGTGCGGCGCAACAACGGCCTGCTGACCGCCGGGACGCTGCTGGTCATGAACGGCTCGGCGCTGGCCGAGGACTACACGAAGGCCCGCTGGGACCCAGACGCGCGAGCGAAGGGTCTCTGGCGCTGGGCGAACTCCTGGCACCCTGATCCGTCGGAGGCCGCGCGGTACACGCTGGGGCCCTACTTCGAGGCGTTCGAGAAGCCAGACACCCGCACGCCGCAGCAGCGCGAGCTTGACACCATCGCGGCCGAAGACCTGGCGGAAGTGCTCGGCGGAAACGAAGGCCGGCCCGACCCGCTGGAAGAATCCCTCGGCTGGCATTGACGCACCACAACGTGCAACGTTGCAGGTTGATCGAGGGAGGACTGACCAGCAACAGGTGCATCGGGCGCGCGTCCGATAGATGCCGCGAATCAGCCTGAATCGTACCCTGCGGGACCTGAAGGCCACCGGCGTGAGGCGCTTTCGCTTCCGCGATGGGTCTGAGGTTGAGTTCTTCGAGGCCGGCGGCGAGCCGGTGGCGGTGGAAGCGCAGGACCGCGAGACGGCGCGCGACACGAAGCGCCCGCCGCTCAAAGATCCCATCGCGGCGGCGCTGAAGGACGACCTGCTGGACGGCGAAGCGGAGGCGAACTGATGGGTAAGCAAGCCCGCCTGCGCCGGTCCCGGAAGTGGGTCACCGCCACCAACGCGATCGTCGCGTCCTGCGCTGACCCCGGCTGCCCCGCGTGCCAGGGGAAGGGTGTGCTGGGCGAGACGCCGCGTCTGTGCGGCTGCGCGCCGGCCCGGTTCAAGGTGCGTTTCGCCGGCCGAACGCGCCGCAAGGGCGGCGAACTGGAGGTGCAGATCGACACGGACGACCGCCAGCAGCTGGTCCAGCACGAGAGGACCGTCCGTGACGCCGCGTAACCCGGACCTCCCACGTATCGCCTGGTACGACGAGGACAAGCAGGACGAGGACTGCGCCCGCGCGCTCTACCAGCAGGGCCAGGCGCTTGAGATGGCCTACCGCTCGCGGCGCTACCGCCACGCGCTCCTGTACCGCCTGGTGACCGGGGACGAAGCCCCCGCGATGTTCAACTACTGGCTGTCGTCCGGCGTGAGCCAGGCAATCGGCTCGCTCGGGCTCGGCAACTACATCGAGCCGGCGATCAACATCGTGGCCTCCGCTCTGGAGGTCTTCGAGAACCGCATCGGGACGCTGCGCCCGTTCGTGCAGGTGATCCCGCAAGGCGGCGACTACTGCGTGCGTGAGGCGTGCGAGCAGGCCGAGTACTATGTCGACGCCCTGTTCGACGGCGTGAAGCTCTACGACACCACGACCACCTGTTTCCGCGATGCCGGCACTTGGGGGACTACCTGGGTCAAGGTGGCGCCGAACCACGACCGCACGTGCGTCGAGATCGGGCGCGTGCTGGATGATGAAATCCTGTTCGACGAAGCGGCGACGCTGACTGGCGGGCCGGGCTCGCTCATCCAGCGTCGGTTCCTGCCTCGCGACGACGCGCGCGCCATGTTCGTCGACACCGCGCCCGCGAAAGAGCGCGACGAGATCGAACGCGCGATCGCCATGGCGCCGAAGGCGTTCGCGGCCTCCTTCTGGGGCGGCGCGCTGCCGGTGGAGCACATCGCCCTCCTGGAAGGCTGGAAACTCCCGTACCCGGGTGGCAAGCCGGGCCGTCGCGTGCTCGCGCTGCCTGGACGTGTCCTCGACGAGGAGCCGTGGACCCGCGATCACTTCCCCTTCGCGAAGATGGTCTGGACGCGCCGAAGCCTCGGCTGGCGCGGCGGCGGGCTCGCCCACGCGATGCTCCCCTATCAGGTCAAGGTCAACAAGTGGGAGGAGCGGATCGACGCCAACGGCGATCGAATGGCCTTCTCCGGCTGGATCGTGGACCAGTCGGTGCAGCTCAAGGCCGAGGCGCTCGGCGGGCGCCCGGGCCGCATCATCCGCAAGAGCGGCGGCGGAAACGTCGAGCCGATCGTGGTGCAGTCGAACGCGGCCGACGCTTACGCCGAGCTCGAACGGTGGATCAACCGCGGGTTCCAGCGGGTTGGCCTCAGCCAGCCGCAGACCATGGGCGAGAAGCAGCCCGGGATCACCTCGGGCAAGGCGCTTCGCACGATGGTCCAGATCGAGGACGCGCGGAACCAGTCGCTGCAAATCTCCATCGAGCGGCTCGTGAAGGACATCGCCGAGCTGGCCGTGGAGGCCGCCGACGAGATCAACCTGCGCGTGCAACTGCCGGGCGTGTTCGGCAAGTCGATCGCGTGGGGTGACCTCGGGCTGAAGGACGAGCTGCGCAAGATCCAGGTCTTCCCGGTGAGCGCGCTCCCGAATGACCCCGCCGGCCGCCAGCAGCAGATCGCGGAATGGTTCGCGGACGGCACGATCAACAAGCGGACCTATTTCCGCCTCCAGAACATGCCCGACACCACCGGGGAAATCCGGCTGATGACGGCGGGCGACGACCTGATCGACGCGACGCTGGATGAGATCGTGAAGACCGGGAAGTTCGTCTCGCCCGAGCCCTACGACGACATGGGAGCCGCCATCGCCCGCGCACAATCGCGGTACTGGCTGGAGAAGCGCCTCAACAAGGGCAAGCCGGAAGCGCGGAAGATGCTGCGCCAGCTCCAAGCGTTCATGGCCGCTCTGTCCACCCAGATGGAGAGCGGGCAGCAGTTCCTGGCCCCACCCGCGCCGAGCCCGGGCCCCGGCATCGTTGCGCCCGCCGGAGCGCCCGCGGCGCCGCCGCAGCAGAGCGCGCCCACCCTTCCGCCGCCCGCCCTCCCGGCGGCGGCATGACCAAGGAGACCGAGATGGTAAAGCCACAGAAAACCGACACTTCCGCCCCGTCAACTGGCGAAATCGCCAGTTCAGAGGCGCCCGCGGTGAGCCGCGCCACGCAGTTGGACGCGCTCCGCGCGCGCGCCGACACGCTGGAGTGGGACCCCGTTCAGTTGCG